AACCAAACAAGTAAACCAAAACAACTCACATATCAAATTAGCCATAAGTTATGAAAATAACATTAAAACACGAGGTACAGGTAATTGACCATGTAATTTGGGTGAAAGTACGTGCAAACTGTTTTTTATTGGATGGTTTTATTGAGGTGGAGGAGTTTGAGTGGGATGATTATTTATACACGCACACCGAAAACCTAGCAATTGAGGAGCAAACAGAAAGCAAATATTTTATTAATAAATACATTGATGCATACCATCAATTAAACTTTTAACCACGCCGGCTCTGGTCATCCGGTATTAATTATGGGCTTATCCAATACAACAGGAGGCATAACCTACCTGAACATGAAAGAGGGCAAATTTGCCCGCAAAAACGCCAACGGTGATATTGAATTATTTGATGCTGTAGATGGTCTTATCACATCAGTTGAGTTTCAGGATGATGAGTACAATGGCACTAAGTTCCGCAAGCTGAAGTTAGTTCTTGAGGATGAAGGGCAAAAGTATTTAGTGCAAGTCCGCACCGATTCAGGTTATTACAGAGGGTTGACAAACAGCATCGCAAATGCTGATCTGAGTCAGGCTGTGAAGCTAATCGCATCGAGCAAAACAGGGGAGAATGGCAAACCGCAAACTACAATTTTTGTCAATCAGAACGGAAAGGCTTTGAAATGGAAATGGTCTAAGGATAATCCGGGTGATCTACCTGAACTTGAGAAAGTAAAAGTAAAAGGGCAGTTTGTTTACGACAATAGCAAGCAGCTTGAATACTTTGAGAAGTTTTGGAAAACATTATTTACAGAAAAAACAACAGAGGAGGACTCTCCGTTCTGATGCAGCCCCGTTCCTATCAAATCGACATATCCAACCGCGCCGCTGATATTGTTCGGCGGCATGGTTTGGTTTATTTAGCGATGCAAGTCCGCACCGGCAAAACCGCCACCGCTTTGCTAACCGCTGAAGCCTTGTTGCAAAAATCGGTTCTATTTGTTACGAAAAAGAAAGTTATTGATGGCATCGTAGCAGATCACAAAGCATTGTCATTAAGCTTTGCTTTGACAGTAACCAATTACGAGCAACTACATAACGTAATTGTCAACCCCGATCTGATCATTTTGGATGAGGCGCATTGCCTGGGTCAATACCCAAAGCCTGCAAACAAAGTAAAGATGTTAAAAAAGTTTTCTGTAGGTAAACCGATTATCTATCTAAGCGGCACACCTACACCGGAAAGTTATAGCCAGCTATTTCATCAGCTACATGTTAGCAGCTTCTCACCTTTTAGGGAGTATGCTAATTTTTACAAGTGGGCGGCTGACTTCGTACAAATAAAACTTAAGTATTTCAAAGGCTTAAAAGTAAACGATTACTCAAACGCAAACCAAACTAAAATTAAACAAATGACAGATCATTTAATCATTCCTTTCACCCAGGAACAGGCAGGCTTTAAACAGGATGTGATTGAGGAAATAGTAAAAATTAAGATGCAGCCATCTACTTATTACCTTGCTGACAAACTAAAAAAAGACAGGATTTTTAACGGCAATAACGGTAATGTTGTTCTTGCAGATACGGGAGCCGCTTTGATGAGTAAGCTGCATCAGGTGTATTCAGGTACGGTTATAGACAAAAAAGATCAATCAGTCATTTTTGACCGCACCAAAGCATATTGGATAAAAGAAAACTTTAAAGGAAAAAAGATTGCTATTTTCTACAAATACAGGGCGGAGGAGCATATGTTGTATTTAACATTCGGTTATGACCGCTTCACATCCGATCCGCAGGAGTTCGCTGAAAGTGATTCTAAATGGTTTCTTTCGCAGATAAGCAGCGGAAGGGAAGGTATTAACCTAAGTACGGCAGAGGCTTTAATAATGCTTAATATTGACTTTAGTGCGGTTAGTTACTGGCAAGCACGCGCCCGGATGCAAAGCAAAGACCGGGAGGAGCCATGTAAAGTGCTTTGGTTGTTCTCAGATGGCGGCATTGAGGAGAGAGTTTACAAGATGGTAAAACAGAAAAAAGACTATACTTTAAGCTATTTTAAACAGGATTTTGAGATAGGGTAAAAAAATATTTGGAAATATTAAAAAAGTTATTAACTTTGTTGAAACAAACTTAAAACCTAAACCATGCACAAATCATCATTTGACCTTACCGACAAGCAAGCCGCTTACATTCTTATAGCCATTATCATCATCGGACTTTTTGCAGATACTTTTTAAGTATGGAAAGCAAAATACAAGCTGCAATAAAGGCTAAATTTGAACGTGCTGGCTGGATCGTTGTAAAGCTGATCCAAACCAACTGCAACGGCATACCTGATCTAATGTGCCTTAAGAATGGCAAAACAGTATTTATTGAAGTAAAGCAGCCGGGCAAACAGCCTACCGAATTGCAGAAATACAGGCATTCAGAATTAATAAAACAAGGCTTTCAAGTATACGTACTGACAAGCGATAAAGATTTAATTATTTAAAAACCTAAACACATGACAAAAGACAATTTCATTCTCCCAGAAAAAATGGTAAAATCCATTATGGAACATGTAGATCAAAAATATGTTAAGATAACAAATAGCAAACAATATATCCACGGCTATTATTTAGCAGATATTGAATACGATGAAGAGCATATTTTTGAGATATTGTTACAGGTATGGCATTCAGGTACTTATTATGGAATGAATAAAATGGTTAACGCAATACTTGACAAATGACAACACAGGAAGCATTAATATTAATTGAGGAGGAATTACAACCATATTTTAAACGAGTGCCAAAACCTTTATTAAATAGGATACACAATATTATTAAAGGAACAAAAACACTAATTCACCGGGAAGTGCCTTTGTTGGATCAAATTGCAGCCGCTCCAAATCTGCAAAATGAATGGCTTGAAATATGCAAACTGCATAATATAGATCCTGCTGAGGCAAAAAAAGGTAGGTTGCAAAGTAGGGTAAGGGTAAGAACGCATTTTGTAAGGCATATAATAAGCAAATATGAGAATGTTACTTTGCAGGATATTGGTAAATTTTTAGAAAGGGATCATTCCACAATTATTTACATGAGAGACAGATCTAAAATACCATGCCAATTGCCGCCATTTCATCAAAGACGCTTCACAATTATACAACAAACATTATAAATATGAGAAAACAAATACTAACTCCCGAACTGAAAGAGATTATAATAAAAGGATTAAAAGATGGCAGAAAGCCGAAAGAAATTGCAGATGAATTAGGAATAAAAAGGCAGGCAATGGGTAGTTATTGCCGGGACTATAAACATCTGTACTATCAAAAATGTGAAAGCACTTATTTTAATGTGGATCTTTACGCTAAAACAATCGCAACAATATGATAGCAGCTATCTTACTTCCGATTATCTCAATACTAATAGCTTGTGTTTGCTATTGGTATTCTCTGACAAGTATGCACGATGAGCATCCTGACTATAAAGGCGATGACTTTCTTAACTAAGTAAACTCATAAACGTTTTAAACTTAGCTTGTCGATCTGCAAGTCCATGCGTGCCGCCATTTACTCTTTTTGTAACTGCTGTGACTGCTTCAGTAGTATTTGCATCGCAAAGCTTCCAAAGTTTATTACGATCAAAATACCATAAAGCTGAGTCCATTGGATATTTTGTAGCTACAAGATCAGGATTAGCTACACAGTTTTCGTTAACGTATTGACTGAATAATTCATAATTACTTTTGCCTGTCAATTGCAAATATCCACGCCCACGAAACAAATAACCTTCTGCGCTTGCTTCGTTTCCGTTGCCCATTCTATTTGCATAAACTCTGTTGCCGATGTATTGCGGCTGCATGGCATACCTATTTGCAAGTTCTTGAGTAGGGAAGTATTTCGGAAATATTTTGAGTAGACCATCGGCGGAGTATCTCAAATTCTCATAAACTAATTTAAAGTTACCGCTTTCGTGTGCGACTTGAGCAAGAAAGTGAGCAAGCCTTGTGATATTTGTAATGTTTGACAGGTTTTTGCTATTTACCAAAAATTGGTAAGTTGTAGCCGGTATCTTAGTTTCCAGTTTCTTTATCATTACGCTGCTCATATTCTTTAATATATTTTTTGAGTTTACCTTGTGCTGCAAAAATAATGCGAAACGTGTTTTTCTTTACGGTGTTAATGTCATCCAATTCATCATCATAGGTACGATATTCTGCGTCTGTTAATTCGGCAAGGGTACTAAGTACAGATAGGCTGCTATCAATAATCTGCAAAAGTTCGTTTTCGTTCCACTCTCTAAAATCTTGTATTTGCGTTTCTTCGCTCATAAATACTTATTTTGGGTTGCTTGAAAGGATATGCCTTCGCTGTTTTATTGCTATATCAGAAACTCTTTTTCTTCCTGTAGCACCGCAATTTCCGCACCTGAATTGACTATATGCGTTTACCGTTGTATAATACTTTTTACCTTGTTCAATTAAATCTTTGCTTCCACATGTAGGGCATCTATAGGTATTTTCATCCAATATAAACAGGGATGTATTTGGATGTGGCTTAATCCATGGCCTTAGCCTAAGGTATGTTTCCTCTAGTATTCTAACATCATTTACGTTGTAGGCAAGCATATTTTTTAAAGCCTCACTATTCCCAACATAACATTTGCTCCAAAGTTCAAATCCTTCGTGCTTAGATTTCCTAGGTAGCCCTAGCATACGATTTACGAACTCCAGTTTATTTGACGTAAATGCAAAATTCCTCTTAATGTGCTTCAACGTATCTATCGACTGATAAGGTAGAGGCGGTTCCATACCGGCTAATAAAAACCTAGTATTTAACTTAGGTATATCAAACTTATCTCCATTGTGAGCCACTACAATATCTGCTTCGTTTAGCAACTCCCATATCCCCTTCAGTATCCGATTGTCATCTTGCCTAATGGCCTCCTTTGACGTAAGGCTTCCTGAGTATACCTTATCTTCAAACAGCCATTTGGCGGCCCAAGTAAATACAAACCAGTCGCTTTCTATTTGGTCGATGGATATATTCTGATTCCATATACCCCATATCTTAGCCCTAATAGGAGCTGTTTCAATATCGAATATAAGTATTTTTGCTCCTGTCTCTATAACCTCCTTAAATGGCTTGTAATTGTTTGTATCGTATGTCTTTTCTGTTATTAAAGACCTGTCAGATACATAAGACCTATGATGCTCTCCAATATGCCCCCTTCTATGCCTAACCATAGACCTAACACTATCTATAGAGTCAAAGAAACTCTTATTCTCTTCGTATATCTTTTTGGATAATGTATAGTCTTTTAATTCC